GTTTCAAAATCTTCATCGGCATAATCTTCATCCGCCAGCGTGGAGACCCATGCCGCCTTATAGGAAAACTCACGTGCCAAAGAATAGCGTGGGATCGGGTAAAACGTGATCTTCCCATTCCGGATCGTGTGCTTCTCACACCAGTTCCCACTCAGCGGGATGATCTGACTGTCCGCACCATACATAATGCCAACTCCACCCAGCTGCGTCAGCCTGATCAAGCGCAGGAAATCTGCCGGCAGATCATAGGTGGCAGTACCCGAAACGACATTCAACGTCGCAATCTGCTCCAAGCCACAGCGCTCTGAGAAATCCCGGACCGCATCCCGGACCGCATTTTCATATTGCTCTGAAGATGGCACTCCATCTTCAGCCGGAACATCTTCCACCAGGCGATCAACCAATTCAGAGAGAAGCATCACCAATCTCCAATCTCACAGAAACTCACAAAAACTCACAGAAAATCTCACAGGGAGGTGAGCTCACACCCACCTCCCGATTGATTACTGATCACTGCCTACTGACTACGATCCTTCCACTTCCGTCACAGGCACATACGCGCCCTTCTCATGGACCAGGCTTTCCGTGGCATTGAACTCTTCAGCGTAATACTGATCGGCTGCCACCAGCCGGGTCACATCGCCACTGGTTGCATAAGTGGGGAAGGGTCCCTTGATGCTGGTGGGCAATAGCACACGATGCTGCACCAGCTCACGATTGCCCACGATCCACAGAGAATCGGGGAACTCGGTGGAGGCGAAAACAGGCCTGTTTTTGACCATGCCCACGAAGCCCGCTGCATTGATCAGCGTCTGGGGGAAGCCATCCCGCTTGAAGCCTTCCCAGTTGCTGAGATCATCTGTATTGGTAATGGATGCCAGATAGAACGTGGGCTCATAGAAGCGCTTTGCTACGATCACCGCTGCATTCCCCAACAGACGATAGAGCTCTGCATAAGAATCCTGGGTGGTGTCCCGAGTCCAGGCTGCAGTGGCGTTATTGGCGATCGCCATCACCGCAGAGAATGCCATGTACAGCAAGCCCTGATCTACTTTGCGCCGCATCTGACGAACGAGGTTTGCCATCGTGCGCGCAACCGCATCCCAGCCCAATTGCGAGCGGCTGAACACGATCGCCTCGCGTGAGATCTGATCTGCCAGGCGGTCCGCTGCAGCTTCGATTACCTTGGACGCCAGCGTGGTCTTGACCCGTTCGATCGGCTGCATCTCGCCATTGCGGATGGAGCTATAGGTGTAATCCACCAGAAGATCATTGGAACCGATACCTCCCGCAGTCAACGCCTTGATCTTGCCATCTGCATAGTTGATCACGAAATCCGTGGCCTCAACATACGTGGTGCCCGCAGGGTTGCTGGTCACGGTCACACTGCCTGGAGTGATCCGCCCGTGGCTCAGGTTGTACCAAACCTCTTCGGCGCCTGCATTTTCCACTTCATCGGTGATGGTCACGGTGTAGCCGCTCTCGCCGGTGGTGGTTTCGTAAAACAGGCGGGTGGGTGATGTCTCGATCGTGCCCACATCGAAGATGTTCGCAGCCACCAGGTTAGGGAACGCCTCTTCGATCACAGCCCGTGACACGCTGTACGGCAGGTTCAGATCTGTGCTGAGCTCAGCCTCTTCGAACATCTGGCTCTCTGCCATCAACTGCTTCTGATAGAGCGTATCGAAGCGTTCCAGGAGCTTCTGGGTATAGACGGCAGCCGCACTCTCTGCATGCATCTGGATGGCGCCCTTGGAATGGTTCTCATACTTGCGGATGGACTCCGTGAGCTGGAAGGAAACCTTTGCAAAGGATGGTGTGCCCGTTTCCATCTCCAGCACATCACCGATCACCTTGATGCTCTTGGTCTTCTCGTCAAAGCCCATGCCCTTCAAGACACCAGCTGCAGCCAGGTGGCTGAACTGCTTGCGCTGCGATTCGGCAAAGGTCTTCACCTGCTCCGGAGTGGAGAACTCCATTCCACTGAAGGATTCAACAAAGATCTTGTTCAGCTTATCGCCAAAAGGAAGATCCTTGGTAGATTCCGCGATCGCCTTCGTCACTTCAACCTGCTTCTGGCTCTCATCGAACTTGCGAGCCTTCTCTGCGTTGACCTTCACTGCTTCGATGATGTTTGCGTTGGCATCGATGCCAAGTGCGCCACGCAGCGATTCATCGAGCTTCTTCAATTGCTTCTCACCCAGCGCTTCGAGCTGAGCTTCGGTCATGCCCTTGTTGAACAATTCAGGATGCTCAGCAAGTAACTTTTTCAGTTGTTCCAACAATTCGTTCATGTCATCCTCCATAGATGATTGAGATTCGGTTAATTGCGCAGTGTTCTCGAAGGATGGTTCCAACACCAGGTCAAAGCCGGTGATGTGGAGCTCACTCACTTCGAAGATCTTTTCACTGCCTTCCTTGACTTGCTTACCCTCTCCATAGCCACGCAAGCTCACGCCTGGCATCACGCCGCCTTCCATAAGGGTCAGGATGTCTTTGCCTTTGCTGGTCTCCAGAATGCGACCGGTGAGGTCCACGTTTGTGCCATCAAACGTGACATCTTCCCATTTGGTCACAGTCTCCAGCAGGTTCGGACGCCCGCCCTTGTCAGACGGATGTTCTGCCTCACCGAGAACCTGAATCGCTCGTCCCTGTCCTGCGCTCTCATTCAGATGATCGTTCAGCTCAGCGATCGCTGACTGAAGCACAGGAGCGGGATATCGGCGCTTGTTGCCATTGACAACATTCGCCTGGATAGCTCCATCAATTTTGATCCTGCGTGCTTTGCCATCTTCACGTTCCAGCAAAACCACAGAAGCATTTACACGTTCTTCAAATCGTTGCCCCTTCTTCTGCTTCTTGCCTTCAGCCACTTGGGTGGTCTGTGGCTGATACGCCAGCTCAACCACTTCCCACTGATCACGTGGAGCGAAGGTATAGGACTCGCCGNTCTTCGAATACGTGACCTGGTAATATTCATCGGTCTTCAGTTTGCTGCCAGTTCCATATTCGTTCACAATCACATATCCATCGAAGATCTCTTGCACATAGCAGCTGAGACCATAATCTGACGATGGGAACTGAGCCCGGAACGCCTGGTTGATCAAGCTCATCGTGTATTCCATCGAACCTTTCACCAGCTCGGTAATTAGCTTGCCTTTTTTAATTTTCTTCATGTGATTGCTCCTGCTTCACTTCCGTGAAAATTTCACGATCAGCCGATAACCACACTGGTGGTTGCGTCTGACCGCCGTAAACCGATAACCAGATCTTGCCAAACAACAAAGCGGAGACTCTCTCCCGCCAGGTCATCTTCCAGAGTGAGATGCATTGCGTGCCATCGGTGAACACGGGCAGATCTCCACATTCATCCTGCGTCATTCCGAGCGGTGGACCCAACTTCTTGGTTGCTTGTGGGAAGTTGCTGGGCTCCATTACTTGATCCTTCTCGCGCTCCAAACGCGCCCATAAACCGAGATATCCTCCCACGCGCCGGAGGCAATGACTTCCTCGTTGATCACCCGGTCCACACCCTTGAAGCGTGTACCGAAATCATGGAAAGCGACATAGCCGCCCACAGGGATGAAGGGACTCCACAATTGCCAGTCCTGCAGCACCGATTTATATTTATGGTCCGCATCGATGAACAAAAGATGGATCGGCTTGCCGCGTTTCTCTGCAGCTTTGGCGCTGCTCATCATCCGAGTCTGGATGAAATCATGCAGACCCACGCTTTCGATTTGTTTGTTGAAGATCTCCCAGGTCTCTTCGCTCGCATAATGATCAAATGTCTTGCCTTCACCCTTCAGCCAGAGATCCACAGCAAACATGCGCACCTTACCCTGCTTGCCGGCCGCACGGATGCCACAGCCGATCGCACTGATGGATTTGCCTCGATGCGAACCGATCTCCACTACATCGCCGCCTGCCGGCACCTGCGCACCCAGCCAGGAGAGATGCGCCACCTCGATCTCGCTGATGCCAAACTTGCCATTGTGATCGCCTGAAAGCATCTGGCAGATCGTTTCATACTCAGGAACTTGCAATAACTTATCCACGTTTACCTCCGACAAAACCAAGAATGGCACCAGCTGCACGCTGGGCAGAACATCCCAAGTAGGGATAAAGATCTTGGACCATCTTCTCTCGTGCGCACGCATATCCCAGTGATGCTGAAAGCTGAGTGCTGATCGCTGGTAGCAGTTCCTCAGGCTCATTCACCTGTGGCCCGATATCCGCATAGTCCCAAAACCGGATACCCAAGTGAACATC